GGGGGGGGCCGGTTTGCCGAATTTTGGGCGCAATATCCTAAGAAAGTCGGGAAAGGAGCAGCGGAAAAGGCTTTTGAACGCATCAAGCCGGATAAGCAGACCTTTGACCGAATGATGGATGCCATATCTGCACAGAAGCGGAGCCGCCAATGGACGGAGAACAACGGCCAGTACATCCCAAACCCTGCGACATGGCTGAACCAGCGCAGGTGGGAGGACGAGCTTCCGCAGGGGGAAACAGACAATGTGTTCTTGCAAATGCTGCGAGAGGAGGGAGAGCATGACCCGATCTGAAACGCTTGCCGTCATGTCGATCTTGAAGGCCGCATACCCAGGTTATTACCGGGACATGAAACGGCAGGATGCGGAAGCGGTGGTGAACCTGTGGTCGGAAATGCTGGCAGACTACCCGGCTAACCTTGTGGCAGCGGCGGTTAAGTCCCACATTGCCAGTGATCGCAAGGGCTTTCCCCCGCATATTGGGGCTATCATAGCCGCTATTGGTGAGATCAGCAGACCGGCGGAACTCTCCGAGGGCGAAGCATGGGCACTGATTGCAAAGGCCCTGCGGAACAGCGGCTACAACAGCGAGAAAGAGTTTGCAGACCTGCCGGAGAACCTACAACGGTTGGTAGGACACCCCTCCCAGCTGCGGGAATGGGCCAGCATGGACACCGGGACATTGCAGAGCGTGGTGCAGTCCAACTTTATGCGCAGCTACCGGGCAAGGCAGGAGAGCGAGCGCAAAATGCAAGCCCTGCCTGCGGATATCCGGGCGAAGCTGGCCGGTATGGCAGAGGTAAAGCAGCTGCCCAGCTATGACCTGGCGCTGGCGGAGCGGATGATGGAGGAGAATGCGTGAAAATAACAATTCCAGAAATCCCCCCATCGCTGAACAAATACGCTGGTCGTGCGAACGCCTGGGACTACCGGGCAGAAAAGCAGCGCTGGCTGCAGCTGTTTGTTGCATACTGCCCCAAGTGCAAACCAATGGGCAAGGCGGTGGTGACCATCACCTACTACTTTCCCACCCGGCACCGTCATGACCCGGATAACTACAACGGCAAGATGCTGATGGACGGGCTGGTACACCGGGGAGTAATCGCCGATGATAGCTTTGACCATGTAGAGCTGCGGCTGCGTGGGGCATATGACCCCAAAAACCCAAGAACAGAAATTGACATAGAGGAGGTAACGGATGAAAGTACTTGAATTGTTTGCTGGAACACGGAGTATAGGGAAAGCGTTTGAAAACAGAGGGCATCAAGTGTTTTCTGTGGAATGGGATAAGAATTTTGAAAACATCGATCTTTATGCAGATATCTTAACAGTCACGACGGATGAAATTCTGAATCGTTTTGGACGCCCGGATGTGATTTGGGCAAGTCCGGACTGTTCCACATTCAGCATTGCCGCTATAAGCCATCACCGGAGAAAAAATCCTGTAACAGGAAACCTTGACCCTGTCAGTGACTATGCAAAATTTTGCGATATGGTAGATCAGCATGTATTACAACTAATCAAGGACCTTAATCCAAGGTTTTGGTTCATCGAAAATCCAAGGGGCGGGATGCGGAAGATGTCATGGATGCAAGGTTTTCCGAGGTACACTGTTACATATTGCCAATACGGGGATACACGAATGAAGCCAACGGATATTTGGACGAACCACCCGGAGCCTCAGTTCAAGCCAATGTGCAAGAATGGTGACCCTTGCCACGAAAGAGCTCCCCGTTCTGCAACTATTCGGGCGATGAAGGCCAAGGGGATTAAAATGGAGGTTGGAGGGACACAGTACGGATTAAAGAATAGCCGTGAAAGAAGCATAATTCCCAAAGCACTGTGCCAGCACATAGTGGATATTTGCGAAGAAGGACTATCAAAGGAGGTACCCTGATGGGGCAGAAGGATGTAGAGCGGGAGAAGCCGCTTTTTGAGGGACAAAATGCCGAGGAATTTATCAAGCGATGGAACGCTATCACCAAAGCCATAAAAATGCGCGCAGAGATGTCCGAGCATGAAAAGGTGGTGAGTTATGATGTCATACGATAAAGCGTCTCCTAACGCCAAAATCGGTCGTTCTAATTCAAACGACCCGGAGTTCCTGGAGCAGCTGGTGCGGGAGGGCAAGACCAACAGGGAGATTGCCTTAATTCTCGATCTTGATTACGGCTCTGTGGCCTCGATCTTGTATCGCTATGGAATCAAGAGAGACCCCAACCGGCCATGTAAGAGATGCGGAGGGCCGATAGGCAGCACCAACACCAGACAGCTGTATTGCAAGGAGTGCCAAAAGGCAATGGACAGCATCCGGGCCCGCAAAAGCAGTATGAAAAAAGCCGAGCCGAAGAAATGCGAATACTGCGGAAAAGACTTCTTCGGCCAGCCGGGGCAAAAGTACTGCTCAAAACAATGCTACAAAGATGCCGTTAGAACCGGGAAGTATAAGCGCCCCAAGAACTGGCTAAAACGCCGGGACGGCAAAATCGACATCGAGATAAGGGTTTGCGGCAAAACCACAGAGCGCCGGGAGGGCGTGGACTACTATGAAGCCCGGGGAATTTGGCACCGGGGCTGGATTGGACAGGGCTATGCCGCCCTGGTAACGGTAGACGGCCACAGGCTGGAAACCCTGCCGCAAATCAAAACATTCTTTGGCTTTAGGAGGGATTCGCTATGAGGAACTGGACGGCAGCGGCAGTTACGATAATCTTAGCTGCTTTCTGCATAATGGTTCTATCGGCTATTTCGGCAGAAAGGTGGAATCATGTGGATGAAGTTGCCCCGGCGGAGATCACCGCAGAGGAGCAGGAGCGCCGGGAGCAGGCAGCCTATTACAAGGGTTGGCAGGACGGCAAGCAATATTATCTTGAGAGTTTTGGAGGGTGAGCCAATGACAGTAAAGGACTACTACGAAGTAATCCGGGACATAGAAAGGCTGGCTGCGTTGGTTGACGCAGAGGGTGCAGTCACCCTCGACCATGACGATGCGGAACAGATATGGGCTCTGCTGCTGGACTACAAGGATTTGCTGATGGCTAAGGAGGTGGGATGATGTGCAAGGCCGTTATGATAAGTATACGCCCGAAGTGGTGCGAGAAGATTATCATAGGTGAGAAAACCATTGAGGTGCGAAAGAACCGCCCGAATATGGAAACGCCGTTTAAGTGCTATATCTACTGCTCGAAAAGTGGCGATGCGCGTAGACTTGTCGGGGAGCGCGGTAAGGTCATCGGCGAGTTTACCTGTGAGCGGATTTACGAAATTGGTAAGCGTGGAATACCTGAAAATTTCGATTATTGTTACCTCTCGCTCAACGAATGGGGTAATGACGATATTGAAACCGAAATCAAAGCCATATCCGCGTCGTGTGTTTCAAAAGAAAAACTCAACGCTTATGGGGCCAAAGCGCCGTTTCTCTATGGTTGGCACATCTCCGACCTTAAAATCTACGACACGCCGAAGGATGTGAGCAAGTTTTCGCGCCCGTTTGAAAACTGCATAGACAAAGTGTGTGATGAATTTGGGTGTGAATCATGCGAAAATGGCGGTCATATTAAGCGCCCGCCCCAGAGCTGGTGCTATGTGGAGGAAATGTGATGGATGCAGTAAAGTTTATCGAGGAACGCAACAGAATGTGCAAGAGTTTTGATGCTGGATGTAATGGGTGCCCTGCTTTTAATGCTTGCGAGGATGAGATATGTTGCGCAGTTGATCAAGAGTCAACGCTGGACGCTGCGGATCAGATTGCTATAGTCGAGGAGTGGTCTGCTGCACACCCGCGCAAGACGCGACAGAGCGTGTTTTTGGAGCACTGGCCTAATGCCAAAGTCTTTGTGGATGGTGTGTTAGACTTTTGTCCACAGGAACTGGATAGCCGTTACCCATGTCAATCAACTGATGTCGAGATGCGTTGTCAATCTTGCCGTCGTAAGTTTTGGATGCAGGAGGTAGAGTGATGGAACGACTGACATACCGGCTTAAAACGGGAGAAGTTCTTATGGCAACAGAATACGAAGAAAAGTACACAAAGGATGAGTGGATTGTCATGCTCCAATGCCGCCTTGCCGCCTACGAGGACACGGGACTGACGCCGGAGGAAATTAACGATTTGGCGAGTGTGCGGGAAATATCGCCGGAAGCAGAATACGCCATCAACAAGCACGCCGACAATATCATTGAGCGGCTTGACAAGCTGCTCCACCAGACGGACGACGATGCTCGCCTGCGCGAGCTGGCCGAGGCCGACA